ATGGCAGGTAAGTACCTCCGTTTAAATTATTGATAGTTGCTACAACAGTACGGGCTGTTGAAACCGAAAGATGGGAGCAGTGGGCTGAGATCAATGACAGGTCAGGCAGTAGTTTTACCGGGCAATCACAGGACTTAACTACCTATGATTACCGTGTGAGGGTAAGGTTTGATGGAAGGTTCAGCACACTTACCGGAATGATTTATGAGGGCCAAGTTTGTAAGATGCAAAGCATGGTTATTGAAAGTGAGGGGTATAAGAATTTTTTAGTTTGTAATTTTTCAAAAACTGAAACATGGGTGGATCTTTCATAAAGATTGAAGGGCTGGATAAGGCATTGGCAAGGTTTGATGTGAAAAAGTATGAGCCACAGGTTCAGGAGTGTTTTGATAAGTTTGGTTTATCTGTTGAATTAAAAGCAAAGCAGTTGGCTCCGGTTGATGAAGGTCATTTAAAAGGATCAATATTTCAGCAGCCTGGTAGGTTTTCTTCTACAGTGGGGGCAAGTGTTAATTATGCAGCTTATTTGGAATTTGGTACCCGTAAGTTTGCGGCCTCTTATGTTGCAAGTTTACCGGCACAGTGGCAGGAATTAGCGCAAAGCAAAAGGGGTGGTTCATCAGGTACTTTTGAGCAGTTTGTTTTAAGACTTACTGAATGGGTACACAGGAAAGGGTTAGGCACAGGGTTAGCCGGTAAAATAGGCGTGGCAGGAACTTACAGCACTAAAACAAGGAAGCGGACAGGTGGCAAAGATACTCAGGCTAAAGAAGATCGGCAGGTGGCTTATTTAATTGCCCGAAAAATAATGAAAAACGGAATTAAAGCACAGCCTTTTTTATACCCGGCCTTTAACATAAGTAAAGAACAGTTGCTTAAGCAGCTAAACGAAATCAAATTATGATTGACATAAACTACAGTTTGCGTATTGCTTACCAAACGGCCTTAGCCGGTATCAATGGCGTGCCTGTATTTTACAACAATCTCCCGCCAAATGTATCGCCTGATACATACATTATTTTCCGGAGCATTACCAATACCGATTCCAGTACAATGAATAGCGTGGATGTAAACACACAGATCACCGTGGAGATACAAACCTTTGAAGATGGGATAAATGCAGGACTTACGTCCGATATGATCGCACGGGAGGTATTTAACAGGGTTTACCCTAATCAGGGTGCAGTACTGGTAATTGATGGGGCGCAAATGGTATCAACCAGGCTTTTGAATGACATAACTAATCAGGCCATAAATGTTGGGAACAGGGCTTATGTAAGCCGTTTTTTGACATTTGGGCATAAAATATATTTGAGGTCGGATATTTCTTAAGGGCAGGAATAAAAAATAATTGAAACCTTGTTGCAAATAATTATTAACTTTATTAAAATTTAAACAAAATGGCAGAGCATAAAATTAATGGTACCGATTGGCTGTTATTCATGGGATTGGATGGCATCAATTATAATACCGTTGTTTGTCTTACTTCGCAAACTGTTGATCGCACAACAAATGAGATTGACGCTAAAAGTAAATGTGGCCCGGATAAATTAGCCGGCACACAGGATAACGGCGTTTCATTTGAAGGGCAGGTTATGGCTGATCCCGATTCAGGCCGTGTTAGTACCGATGATATGGATGATTACTGGCGTAATAAAACAACCATTTATTGGAAGGTTGGTAAGGCTGTTCCTGTAGTTGGTGATGTTACTTATTACGGTACTGGTTTTATCAGTAAGTTATCTGAAACCGGCGCGCAGGATGCAGTTCTTACTTTCTCAGGTGCAATAGGTGTGTATGGTACAATAAGTAAAACAACAGCAACATCATAATTTATGAGTTATATCCAAATTGAAATCGGGGGTAAACAAAGAGGGTTAAAATTCAGTCAGGGAACCGATATGTTACTTCGGAGTAAATTAAAAGGTTTAACTGAAGATCAAATTTCCGCTGTTGCTTCATACCGTGTTGTATGGGCTGGTTTAGAAATGGGTTGTTTATTTAATGAGCAGGAAATTGATTTTACTTTTCAAGATGTTTCTGATTGGGTTGAAAAAATAAGTGCTGAAGAACTGAATAAGGTATTAGATGCTTATAATAAATTACAGGAATATACAAAAGAGATCCCTGAAAAAGATAAAAAAAAATTGAAAAAGGAAATTATAAAGCAGACTGTTACCGAATCGCCTGCGGTGGGTTAGGATGGACTGAAAAAGAATTATTATTTTGTAGCCCTGAAGGATTTTATTATGCCTGTCAGGGCTATTTTGATAAACAGGATAGCATTAGTTTAACAATGCGTAAAGTAGGGCAAATATCATGGAATGCAGGCGGCGGCAAATCGAATGACTTTGATAAGTTTTGGCCATTATCTGAAAAGCATATACCGGATAGTAAGACCTGGGGAACAAAAGAAGAAGCGGCTGAAATGATAAGGAAAATACAAGAGGCTCATAAAATAAAAATTAAGACAAGTGAGTGATATTAAAATTGTAATAGCGGCAGATGTGGCGAGTGCGGATGCCGGTTTAAAAAAGGTTCAGACCGAACTTAGTAAAACCGCTATTGAAGCGCAAAAAGTAGATAGCCGGTTACAAGGTTTTGGTACTTCGGTACAAAATGCAGCAGCTAAAACAAGTACAATGGCCACGGCTGCCGGTTCTCTTAAAAGCAATCTTCTTTCAATTATTAATCCTACAACATTATTGATTGGTGGGTTAATTGCTATGGGTAAGGCTTTATATGATTTTGTAAACCGTGAAACTGAGGCAGAAAAAAACACAGCAAAATTTGTTGAAGTAGTTAGTAAAGCAGGTAACGCTTTTACTAAAGCGAGTATGGAGGTCCAGTCATTGCGGGATGAAATAGAATCCTTTGGCAAAGGTATTGGCAGCAAAGACGATATTGTAAAACATTTTAACGAAACACTTGGTAAAACAGTAGGAAAAGTTACATCAGTTGAGCAGGCTGAAAGGTCTTTAAATGCCAATGCTGAGGCTTATGTTTATGCAACCACGGCAAAGGCTGTTGCAAACGCCGCTTATGCTGAATCATACGATATTATATTTAAGTACTTAAAAAATAATATTGAAGCTGAAAGGATTATTGCGGATATAAAAAAGCAGGGCAGCGCCACATCAGCACAGTTTAACAGGGTTACCCAAATAAATAAAGAAAATGAGGCGTTAAAAAAACAAATTGATATACTTGCTGAAACTAAACAGGACCGCAAACCACGTTGCCTGCCCAAAGGTTGTTATCAGTCCAATGGTAAAGGTGATCAGTACAACTATTCGTATAACCTTGTAATTTACTTTTTGCTCCCACAAATAAACAAATGTTATCACATTAAGCAGCAAAACAAGTACTTGAGAAATAAAAACTATGTCTTTCATCTTTTTCTAATTTTATTATAATACAATCTCAAAAAAAATATGTTAGTAATCAGTAAAAACAAAGTTGTGAAATCCCTGTTTTTCCAGTTCATCGGGTCGTTAAATTCCATGTAGAAAAAATACGTTCCAAGTACCATAAGAAAAACACCGCCCTCTCTCAAACCTGCTGTATTACCAATTATCAAAGTAACTAATCCGAGCATATTCATATTAAAATATGCTGTTAAAAGGTATATGTTTACTCCTTTAAACTCCCCTGCTAAAAAATACCCCATCAAATGAACCAGTAACCCAATCCAAAAAGCTGCTGTTATGATGTTATTTTTTTTATCATTGCTCACATCCCGGCTATTATTCCGCCGATCAATCCGCCGCCTATTGGATTACCCTTTGGCTCCCGTACTTTGTCTCTTCCAAACTTCAATATCTCGTGATCCCCATCGGGATATAAGTCCGTACCTGAAGCATCATAGGCGTTAAGCCTGGTTACTACATCGGATAATAATAGTTTCATTTCATCTACCGATTGCGCCTGTAAAGCGGCATTGAAAAGTTGTGTTAATGTTGGTGTCATTGTTTTTTGTTTTTAATTTACTGACCTGCATTTTTCTCTCCATGCTTGCGTTCCCCCAATCTCACTTAGTACAAGGGTTATTGTATCATCTGCTGAAGCTACAAAATCAACTGCCCCCGCTAATTTCATTATGATATTAGTTCCTGATGTTGCTGTTCCGTTTACAAGAGTGGCTGCACCAGTAAACAAAAGCGTTACCTCATTACCATTTACCCATCCAACATTTGATAAAAGTGTTATTGAATTTGTTCCTGTAATTTCAAAGGTTGTACCATCCGTTCCAAGTGTCATTGCACCTGCTGTTGAGGCTACATCTGCACCTTGTTTACTTAATGCCCTTGCTGCCAAAATTGTTCCTGTTGTATTCCCTGCTGTACCGTTACCTACCGCTAATGTAGCTGCTGCCGTTCTACTTATCCCTGCATCCAATGTTTCCCACGCATATATGTTATTGCTGAATCCCATAATAGAAGCCCCACCAACAGCTACACCTGCCGAATTTAAAGA